CAACTTCCACTATAACCTCTGCGGATCGCGTCGTTGCGAGAGGCATAACCTGGGCGATCAAAGATGTTATGCAGGTTGACGCTAAAGATACCTTGATGGAGTTTATTCTTGAGAAGGGTGTTGCGGCATGAAGGTCACTGGTCATAAGAAACTGATGCGGCAAATGAAAGATTTGCCCAAAGAAGCTCACAGGGCTTTGGAAAACTCTATTCAGAGATCAGTCAATTATGGCGTTAGAAAAGCTCGCTCAATTGTTCCTGTCGCCGACGGTGATTTGAAAAAGGGAATAAATGGAAATGTCATAACAAAGTCAGGCGAAATATTTGGCTTTATTAACTTTTATGATGGTGAGTTTAGTGAGGGTCTCGCGGCAAGCTCCATCAACTATGGCTACGGAAACATGACATTTGGTTATGAGTTCCGAAAAGAGGTTAAAAAAATGGTTGGTGATCGCCACAAAAGAACTGTTGCGAGAAACCTAAATAAAGCTATCAAGGATGCGATGAATGGCTGATGGTTACGCACTCGCAACCCAGGTTGGCGTTTTAGCAGCATTGAAGGCAAACTCTGGGGTCACTTCCTTAGTTTCAACTCGCATTTATGACGAGCCTCCACAGGATGTTGTTTTTCCATACTTGCGCTTCAACACAATTCAACCAAATGCCTTCGACACTGACACCGCTCAAGGTGCCTTGGTTGACATCAGCTTGGAGGCTCATTCTCGCAGCGCCTCTGGCCGAGTTGAGGCCACACAGATAGCGGAGGCGGTTCAGGCCGCTCTACACCGCCAGGAAGCATCTGTTTCGATTGCAGGCTACACCTTAGTCGAATTGATATTTGAGGCTATATCGGTTACAAGAGATAGTGAGGGCCGTGGCTTTACGGCTGTCATTTCGCTTCAAGCTATGCTTGACACCGCCTAAACTCCGGCGCTCTGGGCAAGCGCACAACAATGGAGGCCAGTTATGGCTAAACAACTCGGACGCGCCTTGCTGGTCAAAATCGGCGATGGCGAAGCATCGGAAACATTCGCAAACCTTTGCGGATTGAATTCCAAATCTCTCACAATCAATAATTCTTCTATAGATGTGACAACTCCAGACTGCACAACGCCGGAAGGCGCTCTGTGGACTGCAACTCTTGCTGGCCTTAAAAACCTAAGCGTTTCGGGCGATGGTTTTTTTGAAGACAGCACAGCAGAAGCACGCATGAACACTGTGGCAATGTCGGCTGACAATGCAGTAAACATGCAAGTCGTTGTTCCTGACTTTGGTACATATGCTGGCGCTTTCCGCATTTCTTCTTTGGAATTTGGCGGCGAGACTGAGGGTGGCGTTACTTACTCCATCTCTCTTGAAAGCAATGGCGTAGTGACGTTCACAGCAGCATAATGGCTATAACTGCTGAAGCACAGCGAGGTGGCATCGTCGAAACTATCGGCGATGCCACTTATTCTTTCAAACTCCGCAATCGTGAGATTGAGCGGTTTGAAGATAAATATCGCGGTATATTTGACCTTTGGGATGGCTTTTTTAGCCGAGGCACTAAGCCGACGAGCAAAGAGGTGCGCGACCTTGTGGCCTTGGGTCTGGTCGGCGGTGGCATGAAAGACGCGCAGGCTGATGCGGTTATTAATGACTGCACGCCAGAAGACCTGCTGAGGCTTTATCAAATTGCTCAAGCCCTTCTCGGTGTTGCGTTTATGCCTGACGTTGGTGAAGAAAAAGAATTAAAAAAAAAGACGGAGGTCGGAGACATAGCCGACTAAACGTCAGGTCCATGATCGGCAACGGGATCATCGCTGGCTTACATCCAGAAGAAATTCGTGATATGATCCCGAAAGATACATGGGTTGCATTTAAGGGTTGGTCTGATGCACATTCACCTAAAGAGGCTGGCGCAGAAGCTATGACCTCGGGTGACTACAAAGAGCTGGTGAGGCGAGTCGATGGCAATTAATGCAGAACAATTAAACATCATTCTTGCGGCCCGTGACAAAGAGTTCACAAAAGCGATGGACCGCAGCCAAAAGCGCGTTGAGCGTTTTGCGAAGCAATCTCAAAAACAATTAAGCAAAACTGGAAAGTCTTTTGACGCGCTGTCTGGGGTTGCTTCAAAGTTTGGCGTTGCCCTGTCTGCTGGCGTTGTGGCAAGCGGTTTTGCTAGAATGATAAAAGACGCAACGGATGCCGCTGTCCGTATTGATAACCTTTCAAGGGTTGCGGGTCTTAGTGCGGTAAGGTTCCAAGAGATGACCTTTGCCGCAGGAAAATTTGGGGTTCAGGAAGAAAAGCTGGCCGACATACTTAAAGATGTAAATGATAAGTTTGGTGACTTTTTCCAAACTGGCGCTGGTCCATTGGCCGACTTTTTTGAAAATATTGCACCCAAGGTTGGTCTGACTGCAAAAGAGTTTAAGAACCTGTCAAGCGAGCAGGCTCTTGGGAAGTATGTTAAGGGCTTGCAGGATGCGAATGTAAGCCAGCAAGAGTTGACGTTTTACCTTGAGGCGATTGCCTCGGATGCAACCTTGCTTGCGCCGTTGTTTTTAAATAACTCTGAGCAGCTTGAGAGAATGGCTGCTGCCGGGCGAGACCTGGGTGTCGTTATGTCTAATGATATGATTACAAATTCAGTTGCAATGCGCAGGACTTTTGATGAAGTCATGGACGTTATGACCGCAAAGTTTAGTAAATTTGCTCTTACTGTTGTTGCTGGATTTGATAAGATTTTCAACATCAGCAAAGGTGAGCAACTTAACGAGCTTCAACAGGAATTAGACTCTTTAAATCGTCAGGCTTATGAGGCAAGTGAGACGGTCAGGGAGCTTGCTACTGGTGAAGTCACAATAAGCGCGGGAATGTTTGAGAAAGACGGCGATCAGGAGAAAATTCAGCAAGCAGCAATAGACGCAGCACAGGAAGAATTGACTCTTATTCAGGGGAAGCAGACCGCTATCCGTGACGCAATGGCCCTAATTCGAGAGCAGCAAAATGCGGCTGCGGAATTAAAAGCAACGTTTGATGCTATGCAAGGTGGCGGCACTACCACCACCACCACAACCTCTGGAGGCGTAACAACGACGCCAACAGGCACACCTCCAGGAAGCACTGACAACAATCTCCAAAAAGCTTTGGACGCAATTTTCCGTCCATTTCTTGATGCAACGGAAGATGCTGTTTTTGAGACTGGGATAAAAGGTCTCAAACCTCTTGAGCAGGAAGTAGCAAGGTTAGAGCGCCGCAGAGATCAAATGATTGAAAATGCGAAGATTGCTTATAAAGACGCTGGCGAAGAGATGGACAGATATGATATTGTCCAAATCGAAGGTATTGCTTACGCTTGGTTTAACGCTGAGAAGGAAGCGGCTGAATTTGCCAACACGCAATCGTCGGCTTTATCAGAAAGCGAGTTGGCTTCTTTAAGGGCCGCAAAAGCCTTAAAGGTTTATACAGACCAACTTGAGCAACTTGGCGTCACGGCTTCTGAATTTGAGACTATTGGCAACACAATGCAAAGCTCTATGGAAGATGCTTTTATGTCAATAGCTGACGGAACTGCATCAGCTAAAGATGCCTTCAAGTCAATGGCGGCGGATGTAATCAGACAACTTTACAGGGTTCTTGTGGTTCAAAGAATGGTAGGGCAATTAGCAACGGCAACGTCTGCTGGTTCTGGAATTATGGGCTTTATCGGTAGCTCACTTGGCATAACTGGGGCAGCATCTGGACGATCAGTCAATGCTGGTCAACCTTATATGACTGGCGAGCATGGCCGCGAGTTATTTGTTCCTCAATCCAACGGTCGTGTTTTAAGTGCTGCACAAACCAATAATCTTGGATCAAATGGCGGCGGCGGTATTACAGTTGTCCAAAATAATACATTCCAAAGCGGAGTGACGCGATCAGAGGTGAGTGCGCTATTGCCGCGCATGGTTGAAGCGTCAAAGGCTGCGGTTCTTGATGCCAAGCGTCAGGGCGGATCATACGGAAAAGGTTTCTCATAATGGCAATTATTTATCCACTGAGTATCCCGAACACTAACAGCATTACCTCATTCAATCTTGATGCAGTAAATGCAGTGGCTTATTCTCAAAGTCCATTTACGTTTGCTGGCCAAGCGCACGCTTATTCTGGGCAGATGTGGCAGTTAGACGCTACATTAAAGCCTATGCGAAGAAGCCAAGCCGAGCCTTGGATTTCGATGCTGACATCCTTGAGGGGGCAGTTTGGGACATTTCTAATCGGCGACCCTTTAGGCTGCAACCCAAGAGGCACGGCAACATCAGTTAGTGTGTCTGGTTCAACTGGAAACAACAGCGTCACAGTTGTTATGACCGGATCATTACTTGCTGGAGATTATATACAGCTCGGTTCAGGCTCAACCGCTACTCTGCACAAGGTATTGCAGGATCAATCTGGTAATGGGACGCTTGAAATATGGCCTGCACTCAGATCAGATCAATCCTCTGCCTCCGCTACTTTGACAAACACTGTTGGAAGATTTAGGCTTAATTCAAACTCAATATCTAGGCCATCTAACAGCTCGGGAGTTTACGGCATTAGCTTCAGCGCGATGGAGGCGATATGACCCGCAGCACTCCAGCATCCTTACTGACGGCATTAAGCCAGCCAGAGGTTCTTCCGTTTTATGCTGTTGAGATGGACTTTGACAGCGCGCCAGTTCGCTTTTGGACTGGCTACGGTGATCGCACAATCGGCGTCGAAACCTACCTCGGCACAGGCAACCTTCTCAGCATTGGCGGCTTGGAAGAGGTCAACGATCTGTCGGCCAAGCGGATCACGTTGCAGCTTTCTGGCGTTCCAGCATCATTGGTTTCACTTGCACTGCAAGAGCCGTATCAGAACCGTGAATGCAAAGTTTACTTCGGAACAACTGACACCAGCACGCCGATAGAGGTATTCAGCGGCCTGATGGACGTTATGACCATCGAAGACAGTGGTGACACCAGCACGATCTCTTTGACTGTAGAGAGCAAGCTGGTGCGCCTGGAGAAAGCGTCAAACTGGCGCTATACAGATGGCAGTCAAAAGTCTCGCTATCCGAGTGACACGTTCTTTTCGTATCTTGCCGACTTGCAGGATCGTGACATTGTTTGGGGCCGGGAGGTCAAGTCTGACTGATGGGGCCACGCGAGCGACTTAACGCCTACATAAGGGCCATGAAGGACAAACCATTCGTATGGGGTCAGCATGATTGTTTGACGTTCACCAACGACGCTTTCAGGGCTATGCACGACGATGGTTGGGCTGACGATTGGCTTGGTCGCTACATGGAAGGTGGCAGGGTATTTAGGCGCAGCGAAATGGTGAAAGAGTTTGGTTATAGCGACTTTTACCGAGCTGTAGATGACAAGCTGGATCGCATTGAGCATGTGCCGCCTCTTGGTGCGCTTGTAACGACGAAGAAGGCTCGCAAGTGGGTCACAGGTGTTGCTATGGGCATCTGCACTGGCAGCAAGGGTGCTTTCTTGGATAAGGTTGGTGTGATATACCTTCCGCTAGATGACATTGATGGGGCGTGGATTAAAGCATGAATAAGAATATGCCATATAACGTGATGCGTCATGGAAACTGGGATCGCGCTCCGCGTATTGAGGCTATTGCAACTTCGATAATTGCTGCAACTGGTGCGACATCCACTCTGGCCATCGCCGCAATTTATGTTGGAACGTATATTGCTGTTTCAGCCGTAACTTCATGGGCAATATCCGCCCTATCCCCAAAGCCAGACTTTAGCTCTTTTGGATCGCAGGGTACTTTGGTCAATGCCAGAGATGCCACTGCGCCTGTTGACTTTGTTTACGGCCAAGTCCGCAAGGGTGGGACAGTCAGCTATTATGAGTCCACTGGCGAAAAGAATAAGTTTCTACATCAGATCAT